TCTACTACTTCAGTTTCAGCTACTGGAGTTTCATTTACCGCCTGTTGTTCTTCATCCATAATGGTAAAAGAACTTATAATCAGCGTTTTAGGTTCGCAGAAACCAAGTATTATTCCTTGCGGAATAAGAGACTTTAAGCAGGGTATCATCCCCGAATACTTATATGAGTATTGGAATGATGTAAAATAAGGATTATACCCTATCCCTGCTTGAAATCCCTTTTCTGCAATATCGGTGAACCGTCTTTATCAACTCCAATCATTATTTTTTCCATCCCTATCCATACTGCGTGTTTTACGATACATGATTGACAAACTAAATACGGTCCTTCCTGCCTATAATGACAGTTTTTTGGAATAAACTCAAAATTTGGCTTATCAAAGTGCAACTCTTCTTTTTCTGCTTCCTCTGTCTTGTCATACTCCTGCTTTATCTCCGATATCTTTGGAGTCAGCAACCCGTTGTTGTACTGCATATAATTTTTCTTTGGCTAAATTTACAAGGACAGTTAATCTTCCAATAGCTTCAAAATCGTTTCCACTTGCTACAGCTACAGTTATCAGTTCATCCATCTCACTTTTTAAATGCTCTATATATTCATTTAATACTTGCCATCCCCTTGTATTTGATAGAGATGATAAAGCAATATCATCTTCATCCATCTCTTCCCGCTTTTCTTTAATGGTTCTTTTGTCAATGTCAGAAAAACTTTGAAATACGTCTGGTTTTAATGCTGTTTTAGATTGCATTATTTACTGGTTGTTGAACTGGTAATGGTTGTTGCTGTGGAACAGCTTGTCCCAACTGTCCTTGAGGTGGAACCTGGTTAATTCCTCCTCCCTGCATCTGTTGTAACATTTGTAAAAATTGTTCCTGGTCACCTTGCATCGCTGCCTGTTCTTCAAAAGTTAGGTTTCTTCCTGATTCGTTTTTATCAATAATAATTTTACTAATATCCTTAATATTGGCATCGGCCATTATATGGGAGACTATCTCACTTATTTTTACTTCTTTTCCTTCCGTTTCCATTTTAAGCAAAATTGGAGAAGTAACTTTACCATCTTGTCCTACCTGCATATTTTGAGTAACAAGTCCTAAAAGTTCATGCAACGCCTGTTGCTGAGCTGCTTGGTCTGGAGCATAAGTACTTCCTGATATAATCTCATAATCATAAAGGGTGCTTCCAGTCATTTTGCGGTTAATTGTTAGTTTTCCAGTATTCTCATTATAATAGTCCTTAATCTCAGGATATTCCTCAGCCATCTCCTCAATCTCACTTCTGAAAAGACGAAGAGTAATTGAAGATGGTTGTTTTTTACTCCAAAGATTACCCATTTTCTTCATTATGTCAGATAAAACAGCCTCCATATAAAATCTATCAACTGAATCTTTTGAATTTTCTCTTTCTGCCTGGAGTTTTAAGGCTTGTGGAGTTCTGCCAAAACCAGGGTCTGTTCCTTTTGTGACTGAGGTATCAGTCGTTCCAAAAAGATTAAGAAGAGAAGCATTTACTGTTTGGTAAGTTGTTTGAAAAGACTCAATTCCTCTTGGATTAATCGCTAACTGTTGAACTGAGTTTCCAACTGAATTTCTAACTAACCATTTAGCTCCAGGACCCCATTTAATCGTACTTGCTATAATATTATCCTTATTTAATATTGTTGGTGGGAATATACTGATTTTTATGGCATCCAAATAAAGATTCCATAGTGAGTTTAGGGTGTATTGCATTGTCTTTCCCCTCTCCATATCTCCCATACCCATAAAATCATCAATTAAGGGAATGGAATATTTACAAACTATCGGTAACTCTCCGTTATCATGGGGATTTTTAATATCCCTCATTATTTCACCAGCTGCAGGAACATAATCAACCCATCTATCACGTTCAAACTGGGTTAAAACTTCAAAATATCCTCTTCCTTTGGTGGATTCAATATTGGGGAATTGGTCATCTTCTCTTGAAGTGGTGTCTGAGTCAGTATGTTTGTCTCCTTCCTTATCTTTTAACTTTTTTATGATATTGTCTATATTTTTATATGTTTTATTTTTACCTATTCCCTCAAAAAATGAGAGAGGTTTCCAAGTCCTGACAATTATATGGTCTGAATCGTTAAGAGAAACTGCTCCAAATTGGGGAAATACGTCACGAATATTCAGTAACCACATATCAGGTCCCACATAACCATTCTTTTTTACATCCCAATCAATTAAAGCAAAATAATTTCCGTAGATATTTGAATAACGGTCAAGCATTCTAAGTTTTATTAGAAAATCAAATTGAGCATTGGCATTAGGAAGAATATATTTATCCATTGTCATTCCAAGAATCTTTGAAGAAGCCATGTCATTTGAAGAAATTGGTCTGAATTTTCCAATCGCCAGTTTGTTCATTACCCTGGCCTCTCTTTCTAAAATCATCCCAGATAATTTCTGGTCCATTACCTGCGACTTTGTTCCTTGGGATATTGAGTCATTTAATTGATTAGAAAAAATTCCTTCAACCTCATCCCATAAGTCCCGTTTGGTTGAGAGAGAATTATAAGAAGCGTCAAACCTTTCCTCTATCTGCTCGGCAAGTTTATTCATAAAAAAAATCCTGACCCATCAAGGTCAGGTTAACGATATTATAATCGCACACCAGCTGCGCCTTCCTTATTAAAACTACACTATACTATTGCCTTTGTCAATACCTTTGTCTAATGGATACTTAATTCTTCGCCTACGAGTAACTCGCATTGTTTTTAAAATTGCTACTCCATCTTTCAAGAAAACATTAAAAGTTAATTCTCCATAATGGATTTGTTTAACTTCTTTCTCAATCAGAGTATGAAATCCCAAGCTCGGTAAAATCTTTAAAGGATTGGTAGGACTCATAAGATAAAAAAACTACATCTACAATATTATCAGCTGCAACTCTGATAACAAAAGTGAAAAGCCCGTTTTTGATTCTACTTGCCTCATTTTGAATATCAAGATGCGGTTTCTGATTATGTTTTGAGATAACAATTTCATAAATCATATTAATACCATTTACTGTTGATTGCTTTCTCATCTGGAACTTCATCTTCCGTATCAGTATTTGATAGGGCAATAGCCATATAGCGGATGGCATCCATCGCATCATCCTGTACTTTATAAGGAATCTCCCGAACTAACGATTTATCATTTTTATTTTCAATCCATCTGTATTTTTCAAACTCATCGGCAATCCAAGATAAATGTTTTGAAAACATTAATGTGGGTTTTCCTGTGTCTTTTCTTACTTTAAGAAGTTCAGCGACTTTAGTAATTCCGTTTTTAACCGAATCTTTGGCTTTTTCAACTGGATTGAAGTGGACATTAAATGATAATAGTTCAGCTATTGCCATAGGTTGGGCAGAATCTGCGACTGGATTAACAATTACTTTCCCCGAATCTTTTACTTTTATAACTTCCGCCAGTTGCCGTTCCGTGAATCCTGAAATATACAGTCCGTCATAGGCATAAATCTGGGTTAAGTCAGGTGAGATGCCAAAATAGATAAGAGCTGACTTATGAGCAAATCCAAAATCCAGAGTTCTGGTATATATCCAGTTCACATCCATATAGGGAACATCAACCATATGGATATTTCTATTAAACTCTTTATAAATAAGTCCTGACATTTTCCTAAACTCTCCCATAATCTCTTGGGCAAATGCGTCTTCCGTCATCTCAAACTTAAGGGAATCCAGTTCTTTTTTCTCAAGGAAAGGATTGTCATATGAGGTATAGTGATGATAGGAATGAAATGAGGGGTCAAACATTGGGCGGACCTGTTTCCCTTCAATTATCTCATTATGTGCCAGATGCTTGAAGTGATTTTGGAGTCCGTTGGGAGTTGAAATAAAGTAACACTGGGCTTTTGATTCAATTAAAACTGGTCGCATGACAGTCCATACCTGTTCCCATCCCTTAATAAATGCACACTCATCAAATACACAAAGGTCTATTCCCACTCCCCGAAGATTATCTGACTCCTCAGCCCCTTTAACCTCAATAACTGAGTCATTAAGTAAAGTAATCTTTAATTCTGTTTCGTTGCGTTTCTTAATAGCTTCTTTAGGAATAATCATTGAAAGCATTTCCCATAAGATATTTTTAGCCTGTTTGTAGGTTGGAGCAACATACCAGACCTTACTATTATTATGCTTGGCGGCAAAATCAACCATCTTGTAAGCCATGAGAGTACTTTTCCCAGCCCTTCTCCCGCAGTTGACGACTATAAATCGGTGGGGGTCATTCCAGACCAAACTCTGCCACTCAGACATATTAACTTTTCTCGGTTGTATCATCAGTTATTTTGAATAGATAACGTTTATGGAATATCAAAGGTTTTGACCTATGGTCTGTTAAAAATATAAATTCACGGTTGATATTACTGTTATAGATAGTATTGGGATCATACTCACCGTTAATCTTACTCCAAATCTCTCCCATACTATCTAAAACCCTAATCTTAATGATTTTCCCCTGTCTTGTCAAAATGTGGATAGTACTCATTTAAATAAATAATGTTTTCATAAATAATAAACTCTTCCGACTCCTTTATTCTCTAAATTCTTAATACACTTCTCACACGCATATTTCTCCTTAATAACAGCATTACCATTCTCATCCTCATAGGTAATCTTCCTTAAAGGATAACTAACCCCCTTCTCAAAGTGTAACTGACACCAACCCATATTCTTTTCCTTATTCTCAACTGGCATAGTACTAAATTTGTCTGACATTTCCCCCACTTGTCTGACAATAGCCTCAGAGGGTTGTCTGACATTAGGATATACATAAAATAATACCTCTTTTCTTTTCATTACACGAAAACCATCGGTAGGGATTGGTAGAAGGCTCTTAAAGTCTCGGAAGAACTGTCTAACTGTAACATCTGTCATAGTATAAATATAACATAATTGTCTGACAATATCAATAAGATGTCTGACATATATTCTTTAGAGCCATAGTACTGTATAAAGAGGTAGTAATAGGGGGAGGTATACTTAGATGGGGGGAGGTATATATACTATCCAATAAACCCCCTATCATTTATTTAAGACCAACATATTAAAATATATTGCTATAACAATCTAATCTATTATAACGTGCTATCTCCTGTAATATCTTTCTTATTCTCTATTGTATTTACTTGTATAAGGTTAGTTAGATTGATAGCAGCTTCTTTGTCTTTGGTTGTTCCTTCTATTTTATCTAATAAATACGCTTTAGCCTTCCAATCCTTATTTTGTTCAATATCTTTAATATACTTATCTGAAGTTTCATTCATTAACTTTAGAGCCTTTGGAGTTTCAAGCCATTCGCTAATTGTTCGTTGGTCTACGCCTATTATACGCGCTGATTGAATAGCAGTTACAAACTTGTTTGCCTTGATTAACTTCATGAAATCCCTGTATTGCTTCTTCAATCTTATAACCTTAGTTGGCATTATGGGGTTTAATTGTTCTTGATTATTATTCACTATTTCAATAGGTTTTTGAATACTTTCAGCTTGTATAATGT